TATAGATAAATGTCAAGTAAAATCTTGAAAAAGGGAGAAAAATTATGTTAATATTAAATGAATTAATGCAAGAATTAATGAAAGATGTAATATGGTGGATTGTAGGAACAGTTGGTACTGGTCTTGCTACATGGTTAACAACAATGATTGTCGCTTGGTTAAACAGCAAAATCAAGAATAATAAATTAGCAATGTGGTCAACAGCAGTTACAAAAATCATTATGGGAGCAGTTCAATCAGTGTTTCAAACATATGTTGAGGCTCTTAAAAAAGAGGGTAAATTTACAGAAGCAGAACAAAGAATCGCCAATGAAAAAGCCTTATCTATTATCAAGTCACAACTAACAGATGAATTAATTAAATATATTACAGAAAACTTTGGAGATATGGAAGTATTCTTAAAAGAACAAATTGAGGCAATGATTTATCAACTCAAAATTCAAAGTAAATCTAAGTAATATTAGAAAAGGAACTAAGTAGATGGTGCCTAATAGTTCACATAAAGACATTTTAAATACATTATCCGCCGAGGAAAAAGCCTTGGCTCTTTCTATTTTAAAAGAAATAAAAGATAATGGTGAATCAAAGACATTGTCAGACTTAGTTTATGAAGACTATGAGGAGATTCCTGTTTCTATTGAGGAATTTTTAACAAATCCTATTTACTTAGGAAAAGGTCTTATAAATCAAGAAGGAAAATTTACTGTATTTCCATATTGGGTAGAGACACTGAAGAAAATCTTTCCTACAAATATAGATACAGCTTATAACACTTTAATTTTATCTGGTGCTATTGGTCTTGGTAAATCTTTTGTTGCTGTTATCGCAATGCTTTATATGCTTTATAGAATGCTATGTCTTAAAGACCCTTATTTACACTATGGTTTACAACCTATTGATAAAATTACCTTTAGTTTTATTAATATTACACTAGACGCCGCAAAAGGTGTAGCATGGGATAAGTGTCAACAATTATTGCAATCATCTTCATGGTTTTTATCAAAAGGTAAAGTTAATAAAAAAGATATTCCTGAATGGCAACCCAGTAAAAATATAGAATTATTATATGGTTCATTACCACGACATGTTATAGGTCGTGCTGTGTTTGCATCTTTTGCTGATGAGGTTTCATTTCAACCTAATCAAGATATCAATGCACAAAAAGAAAAAGCAAAGAAACTTATCTCTACAGTAGATGCTCGTATGCAATCTCGTTTTATGAAAGGTGAAAAATTACCTACATTACATATTCTTGCATCATCTAAGAGAACAGACCAATCATTTCTAGAATCTTATATTGAGATGAAGAAAAAGAATGATTCAAAAACAACTCTTATTATTGATGAGCCACAATGGGTTATTCGTACAGATAAGGATAGTCCAAGAAAGTTTAATGTTGCTGTTGGTAATAAGTTCTTAAACAATGAGTTATTACCATTAAATATTACAAAAGAAGAACTTCAACAATATATAAATCGTGGTTACACTATCTTAAAAGTTCCCATGGGATACTATGAAAGCTTTAGAGATGATTTAGATATTGCACTTACAGACATTGCTGGTATATCTACATCAAATTCAAGTAGATACATCAGTGGTGAAAGATGGAATAAATTAATTAATAAAAATATTTCAAATCCATTTACAAAAGAGATTATTACAGTTGGTGACTCTCCTGATGACACTGCACAATATTATGATTTCTTTGATATTTCTAAAATATCATCAGAAATTAAAGCAAGACCAATGTATGTTCATCTGGACATGTCTATCAGTGGTGACAAAACAGGTATTGCAGGAGTTATCATTTCAGGTAAAAAACAGTTTGTAGAAGAAGGAAGACCTCCTTCAAAAGACTTAAGTTATAGATTGGTATTTAATTTTTCTGTAAAAGCACCAAAAGGACATCAAATTAGTTTTGAAAAGAATAGACAGTTTATCTTTTGGTTAAGAGAACAAGGATTCAATATTAAAGGAGTGTCAACTGACACCTTTCAATCTTATGATACAGGACAAACATTAAAAGTCAAGGGATTTAATTATGATATTTTATCTGTTGACAGAGTTGAGAAAACTGAAAAGGGTTCTATATGTAGACCTTATCAATATTTTAAGACAACAATATATGATGAGAGATTAGAGATATATGAGACTGAATTATTAGCACAAGAAGTTGCTGGTTTAAAGAGAGATAATAATGGTAAGATTGACCATGATATTACCGGAATTAATTCAAAGGACAGTGCTGATGCTGTGTGTGGTGCTATATATAATGCCTCACAACATGCAGAAGAATATGCCTTTGAGTGGGGAGAATCTCTTGATACAATAACAAATACTAATAAAAATAATGAACAACAAGTAACAATAGATTTTGAAGAAGAGTTAAAATTATTGGATCCTCTTGCTAAATTTAATGATAAAGAGATTGCAGAAGAACAATCTGTTCAAAATAAACAAAAATCTGAGAATACTCATCAATCAACAATTCCAAAGCCACAACAAGTGCCAAATATTTATATTCATGATGGCATCATTGTGTGGTAAAGAAAGGATATCAAATGGAAGATAGTAAGAATAAAACAAAAAAGATATCATTATCAGGAACTAAAATAAAAGCAGTTCCAAAAAAACCTGTCGAGGTTGGTATTGATACAACAAAAAATTTAGAGCAAAATATTTTAAACGCCGCTATTAATGGTGTTTTAGATATCTCAAAACTAGAAGGATTCTCAACTGTATCACAGACAAGAGAAAGTATTTATAAGATTTTAGACTCAATGGGTAATGACAGCATGATTTCATCTATTCTTGAGACTTATGCTGAAGATACTGTTGAACCAAATGACAAGGGAAGAATCATGTGGTGTGAATCTTCTGATGCAAATGTCTCAAAATATGTTACTTACTTACTAGACTCAATGAATGTTGACAAGCATTTATATGGCTGGGCTTACAGTCTAATTAAGTATGGTGACTTATATTTAAGACTTTATAAAGAATCAGATTATGAAAATGACTTATTATTTGGAACAACTGTAAATGAAAAACAAAAAATATTAAATGAGCAATTTAATAATTTAGGTGCTGATGATGAGCATATGGCACTTTCTAATTTTATGAAGCAAGAGAATAAAAAGGAAAAAAATGATTTAAAAGAAGATGTCAACATTATCACGCACAAAGATGGTGACCATTATGTTCACTACATTGAAGCAGTAGCAAATCCGGGTGATATGTTTGAGTTGACAAAATTTGGTAAGACAATGGGCTATATTGAAGCACCAGTTAAGATTCAATCGGTAAAACAAAATTCTTTAACTAATCTTTATATGCCTGTGAGATATGAAATGAAACGAGGAGATGTCAACATTTTTCAACCTACTGATTTTGTTCACGCCGCTCTTGAAGATACAAGTTCAAGACAGCCTGAAGAGGTTCAAATATTTCTTGATGGAGATGAAAAAGGAACAAATTTAAAGTACACAGTAAGAAGAGGACAATCACTTTTATATAGTGCATTTAAAATTTGGAGAGAACTGTCATTGCTTGAAAGTTCAGTTTTATTAAATCGTATCACTAAATCATCAATTGTTAGAGTCATTTCTGTTGAAGTAGGAGATATGCCAAAAGAAAATGTTGGTGTCCATCTAGCGAGTATTAAATCACTTGTAGAACAAAAATCAGCAGTTAACACAGGCGTGTCAATGCAAGAGTATACAAATCCAGGTCCTGTTGAGAACAACATCTATGTTCCTACTCATGGAGGAATTGGTGCAATTAGTACACAACAAATTGGTGGAGATGTTGACCCTAAAAAATTAACAGACTTAAGTTATTTTCAAGATAAGTTCTTTGGTTCTTTTAGAACACCAAAACAATTCTTTGGTGTTACAGATGACTCGACCGGTTTTAATGGAGGTTCATCATTGTCAATCATTTCAAGTAGATATGGTAAAGCAATCAAAAGAATTCAAAATACTCTTATACAAGCACTTACAGATGTTGTTAATTTAATGTTATTAGACAAAGGCTTAACTGCTTATATTAATAAATTTACTTTAAGAATGTCTGCACCTATCACTCAAGAGGAAATTGATAAGAGAGAAAGCATGACAAATCAAATTAGAGTTGTTACAGATATTGTTAATCTATTAAGTGATATTTCAAATCCAGCAAGAAAATTAAAAATTATAAATAGATTCTTATCAACAACTGTATCTGATTCTGAAATTGTACAACTTATTCAAGAAGAAATTGATGAATTAGAGAAAGAAGAAAATAAACCAGAAAAGAAAAGAAATGATGAAGTTGAAGAACCTGATGCTGAAGATGTAAACACTTCTTTTGAAAACAAGGTTTTTGGTGATACAGATAATTCAGAACAAGACTTATCAACATCTGATGAGTTAGATTCTAATGAACAAGAATCAGAAGAGTCAGAAGAGTCAGAAGAGTCTGGAGAAGAGTCTGGAGAAGAGTCTGGAGAAATGATTGACACTGAGTCAGATTATCTTCCAAAACCAAGTGACCTAGGAATTGATTTCACACAAAATAAATAATAGAAAGAGAACAAAAATCATGATAAAGAAAACAGATTGTATTTTACTTCTAACTGAAATGCAAGAAAAAGGCATTAATGTAACAAAACAGATTAAACATTTAATGTCATCTTCAGAACTTCCCTTGGAAGTACTAAAGTTTATTAATGACAATAGACAATTAGACCTATTAGGATTCTATGAAAAAATGAGATTTAATTATAATAAAAAGAAAAGTAATCTATATATTAATATAGTTAAAGAGATTGAGGAGCCTCAAGAAGTTCTTACAACTCTTTCTGCTATGTTAACACAAATTCTTTTGTACAGTAAAAATCTTGAAAACAAACACTTGTTTTTAAAACACTCAAGAGCAGAAGAAATAACAAGAGTGCTAAATAATTACTTTAAAACATTTAATATAACTAATGCAATTAGACTAATGAAACTTATTAAAGCAG